AAATCTGTTTTTATGAAAATTATTAATTAATTTTTCTTGAAACTCATAAGGATGAAATTGAGTCAATCCTTCATCAAGAGAAACAATTTTAATGTAATTATGTGCAAAATAAACTGGGTCTTCTTTACACTTTACAAATTCTAAAATTTGCTCTTGAGTAAACTCAATTTTTGTATTTGCTTTTTTTAATAAAGGATTGCCGAGATATACTTCACTCATAATTAACCTTACAACTCATTTTTAATTAGTAAAATATCAAAAGCAGCAGTAAATCTACCGTTGTTACTTCTAGTAGTTAGTCTGACATCAATATCAGTTTTTTCTGGCATTTCTTGTGGAAAAGAAAACTTATAATTATATCCTCCGCCGCCAGTTAGTTCAAAAGTGTGTCCGACTCTAAAAATTGTAGCAATTGAATTATATCTTATATACATGAAACCAGTTGCATCAGCACCATATTGAGCAGTAGCAGTGCCTTGATAAAGGTAACCAGTGTATCCAGCAGGAACAGTGTAAACTGACATTAGAGTTTGACCAGCCCCAGCAATAATGCGAAGAACTTGTGTTCCACCTCTAGAAAAGTTTAGTTGCCCTACATTCTCTCCAGATCCACTAGAAACAAAACCACGATAAACTCTCTTAAATGTCTGAGTTCCTGTTACTGTCCCTGTACTGGAAAGAGTAAAGTCCTCAGAGACTAGTTCGTAGTTCTCATCAAGTCCCTGAATGGTTACTACTTTGCCATTATCACTAGCACCTACCTGTGCTGCTACAAGAACTCCAGGAGTGTCAAAAGCACTCCAAGGATAAAGAGTATCTCCCTTATCCCATACAGATGCGGTGGTGTTGATTGATTGTGAAGGAGTTGCACCAAACTTGTGGATTTGTGATGCACCTCTTACCTTTCCACGGGAAACGTTTAGATCAAACTGTTCATCCCAAATATAACTATTAAATGCCATAATCAATCAATCCATTCAAGTTTTGATGGGTGGTATCTTTTTGCATTTCTAATGTTAAAATTCTTTTCCTCTACTGGATAAATTTGATGAACTACAGCTCCTGGATATTCTCCTTGAAGTTGCTCAGCAAGTTCTTGTTTTGAAGGGACTCCTGTTTTTGTCACCATTTCAAATCTGTAAAGATTTCCTTTCCACATTACATCAGCAACATAATTTTCCCCAACAGATTGTGGTTGCTCCTGAGATCCATTGATGTAAAGATTTCCGTTAAAATCTCCAGATATGTTTACTGATTCTGATAGAAACTGTTTAAAATTTTTCATGAGTCTCCTTTGCAATTCCAACGGCGGCGTGCTTTGCAGATTGGTTTATCTGGTGTTTTTGTACAATCAATGTTATGCATATCTTTTTGTCCTTTAGAGCGACGACAAAAACTATTTTGTCTTTCTGCTCTTTTTCCAGTTGGATTCTTTTCAGTTACTGCAGTTTTTAATTTAGACTTTGGATTTTCTTGTTTATACTTATCAACCGCACCTTGACTCATTCCATCAGTATTATCTTGGCGATTAGCTTTTTGCCAATCTTCCACTTGAAGAAGTGGTTGACCAGGTTCATAGTCTCTGATATTGAAATAAGTAAGTCTAGAATCTGGATATACTTTTCTTACCTGATCCTGAACTTCTGTTCTTGTAGGTCTCTTTCCTGAAGGGAAGAACATCTGAAGAGAATAAACTTTACCTCTCCAAGAAACCATCGCAAAGATGATGTTTCCATTCTTTGCAGGCATTCTTACAGATTCTTCAATTTCTTCCGATTCTTCTGATTCTTCCGAATGATATCCAGTTTGATTGCAATGCTTACAACCTTTACCATTGCATTTTGGACATTCTTTCTTTTCTGAAACTAATGGTTCTGGTTTAATTATATCAATAACTTCAGCAAAAGTGTTTCCATCAGCATCCTCAATTTTTACATCTTCACTAACGGACTTCCATCCACCACCTTCAGACTTATATCCTTTTGCAGCCCATCCATTTGCATATGCTGATGGGTAAACATCAAATTTTGCTTTTGCTTTTGATTTCCACTTTGCCCACAGTTTTGGATTAGTTGGTTTGTTCTTCTCTGTAAGAACTTCTGCTTCCATTTCAAGTAGAATTTTATCAACTAGTGAAATTTCTTCCTTTCTTACTGGGGGTAAGGATACTCCTGCCATTCTAGCAGCAGTTTTTTGTTCACCTCCAGTCCCTCTTTGTGTAAGAGTATCTATTTTCTTTGCTCTTTTTGCTCTCTTTGCATCGGATGATGTATGAGTAATTTCAAAACTTGCTTCACTCACCTTAACGCAAGAACCTTCTTCATAATCTGCAGTTCCTGATTTTTTTCTATATCCTTTCCAACAAGGACCTTTTTTTGCTTCATCCATAGATTCTTGAGAATCATGCTCACCACTATCAACATAATCTGCTGCAGTATCAATGTAATCTGCTGCTTTGGTGATTTTTGATTGGACCCATGCCTCAATATTCCCTTCACCCTTCATTTTTGCTTTAAGACGCTTTACTGCATTTTCAATGGTGGCGAGTTCAGATCTTGCCATAGAATATTCATGGTCTTTTTGGTTTTTTTCTTCACCAATATTATTAGAAACCATTTTAGGTTTTCCTCCTTTACCTGGACGATCTGCTACGGGGTCTTTTTCTCTTTTTCTTCTTACAGCAGCAGCAATTTCCTTTTTTGTCATTTTTGCTGCTTTTTCTTTAGAAAGACACTTAGGTTTTGGTCCTTCACCATCATCATCCTCTCCACGGGCACATTTTCCAGTTCTTTCACCTTTGGTGTTGTATTCATCCCATCCACCACCACCGACGCCACCTTCGCCGCCTGTTCCGAACCATTTTCTAAGATCTTCGTTCATTTTACTGGATTGGATTTTGTTTCTTCACCCCTAGCTCTTTTATCTCTTCCTGCACAATGTGCTTTCTGAGAAAATCCTTTTGGATTTGAGCAATCTATACTCTTTTTATATTTATTAGACCAACTTTCTTTGAACTGTTTAAATGTTTTCATCTTCTTTTTGCTGTTTTAGCAACTTATTAAGTTCTGCGGTAGAACCGATGAACAATGCATTATTAGTAACATTTGTTGGACCTTTAGAAGATTTATCTTCTTCAATATCTTTTAACTTTTTCTGAAGATCCATTAACTTATCAGTAGCGTCAGAGACACTCTTAATCAATTGACCAGCAACTTCATAAGCTCTTGGAGCATCCGTTTCCTGCGCCAATTCTAATATCCCATTAATTGCTTCTTGACCTTTTTCTATTAGAGAATATAAATTTCCTCTAGTATACTCATAGTCCTTTACAACCTCAGTTTTGGATTTTTGTGAATTGTCAATTTCCACATCAACTCTTTTAGCAATCTTTAATTCATCTTTGAGAATATTATTCTCAGTATTGAATGCATCATTCAAATCTTTAAATTTTTCTATGTCTTTCATAAGAAGCTATCATCAAATCCAAAATCATCTGTAGGTTGTACGAGAGCATTATCTGCCGAATTGATTTCAAATACCTCAGTTCCGGAGACGTGAGCTGTTATTGGAGTTCCATATTCACCTCTAGAAACTGTAATTTTGTTTCCGGATTTAGATTTCACAAAGATGGTTTCTCCATCAATTGTAATGTAACTCTTTTGCTGTACTGCTGATGCATCTGTTAAGGTGAAAGTACTACTTTCAAGTGTAATATCCTCTCCTAGAGTTGTGATAGAAGCACCTGTGTAGTTCTTTGTTGCTTTTGGTTCAACAACATAAGTAAGTTCTCTGGTAGGAGACTTTGTTCTTTCTCCAGCAACATAACCAATAGAAACTTTTCTGATAATATCTGCAGATTTGTTTTCGGATACTGGACCAAAAATATATGTCTTTGCTGTAAACTTTAGAGTATAAATTAATGCTCTTCTGGTAGAAAAATCACCCTCATAATCATCTTCCATTACAATAGAATCCATTGTTACTGGAATATCTCTTTTTTCTCCAATAAGAGAAATTAAATCAATTGAGATATTGTAAGATGGTTGAAAATATGGTAGAATTTGTTCAACAATCTGGAGCATATCATCATTGCTCTTTGTCATAATAGACAAATCAAATTCCACATTATATGGAACTGGCATGTAAGTCTTTCTTACATCAGACTTATTGTCTTTATTGACCGAAATAAAAGATTGTGTTGTTGAAAGTTTTCTTGATGGGTCATAATTAATTCCTACCATTTCAAAGGAAAGTCTTGGAAGAGTGATTTGGGTTGGTCTATTCAAATCCGGAGATTGTTCCAATCTTGCCAAAAACTTTTGAGTTGGTCCATAAGCAATGGGAACTTCCACAATAGATGTAATATTTCCCGATTTATCTTTCCTTTGAATTTCAATCCCATTAAAAAGAGAACCGAATCCAATCACCGTTTTTCGTAATATCTCGTGATAAAAATAATCAAACATAATTGCGTCCTAATAAACTATGGAGTCCCGAATGGATTTGACTCTGTAAAATCTAATATCAAATCCGATTCCGTTTGAATCTCATCATTCTGAGAGTAGGAATCATCGTTAGTTGTATTTATCGAAGAAACCTGGTACATTGCTTGAGAAGTGTCTCCAACAATAATTTCTCCACCAACAAAATCGCCTTGAATATTTTTAAGTTCCAGAACATTAGTGGAAGAATTCCAAGAATTGACTCTTGCTCTCACACTATTTGCTAATCCAGTTACGGTCTCATTATAAATGAAACTTCCAGTTCCAATTAGATTTGGAGCAGAAATTGTAATGGTTGGTGTTGAACCATATCCAACTCCAGCATTTGTGATTCTAATTTCAGTAATAGAACCATTTCGTACAATTGCTCTAGCAGTAGCAGCAGTAGATGCAGAACCAACAAAAGTCACGCTAGGTTCTGAATAATATCCTGAACCACCTGAAGTAACTGTAATTACTCCAACAATTCCATCTGATATTGAAGCATATGCCTCAGCACCTTCTCCACCACCCCCAATAAATGCAACCATTGGTGCCTGAGTATAACCATATCCGGAATTTCTGAGTTCAACTCCTTGAACTCTATATCCAGTTCCTAAAGTATCACATTGGTCAACAATTCCACTAATTAGAGTTGCTATTCCTATAGCAGTTCCTCCAACTTCTGGAGATGATGATATTGCTACTCTTGGAGCACTTGTATAATTTCTACCTCTGTTTGTTATGGTAATGTAAGAAACTCCACTATCAATTATTCCTGCAATAGCGGTTGCGGTAGAACCAATTCCAAGTACATTTAATGTTTGTACATTTCCATAATCTTCAATTACGTCATCAATAGTATCAATATCGGTATCAATAACTTCATCACCATATCTAAACAATTCGCACCTTAATTCATACACATAATTTTTCTGTAGTTGATAAAATGGACTTTCGTGCTCAACATACTTAATTTCAAATATTTTATTTCCTAATGGAAAAAATATTAAATCTCCCTCTTTTGGTCTAGTTGATAGTTCAATATTTGAAATATTTTTTATAAGTGGTGTAATATAATTTTCAAATCTTTCCTTTGATATTACTAAAGTTAAATCATCT